TTATATTTTCGTTTCTTTATCTATCAAGAAATCAATGTAGTGTTTAGCCTTGCGGAGATCATCTATTCCTCCCTTAGACTGCCACCTCGAAACGTATTTAACCACATTTCCCTCACAATATCCAAGTGAGTTGCCCAAGATGTAGTCTATGGGCTGTATATCAAGGTCTTTGTAATGGCTTCCGCCTATCTGGATATCCTTACTCAAAACGGAATGTCCTCATCAATAACTTCTTGTTTTGCTTGCGGAGTGCTAGGCTGTTCTGACCCATCAGTGTAGAAAACTTTAACATTACCCAAGATAGGAGTCTGAACACCTTTCTCTCGCTCTTCTTTGTCTACACTTTGACTGATAAAGCCGTTGTTTTCATACTGATCTTGCGATGCTGTGTCCACAAACGTAGTAAGATCAAGGTAAGTACCCTTTTGACCCTTGTATAGCCGCTCTTTGTCTATCTTTGTTACATCAATTCGTACCGATAATCCTACTTTCATTTTAAATTCTCCGTTTCATTTACAATAATATCAACAGCTTTTTGTACTTCAGCCGCCAACTTCTCTATGTACTCATCATCTCTATCCACTCTTACGATAAGGTGGGGTATAGTTTCAGAGTACGCCATTAAATCCCACCAACTACGCCCAGTAATCATCATACAGCCCATGATTTGTTGCTTGTACTTGTTGATAAAGGATTTATTGTTTCTGTGATAGCCTATCAGATTGGAATCAGTAGGGCATTTCACCTCCAAGCCCCCCTCATTTCCTACAAAACCATCTGGACTGCAACCAAACTCCTCAGAATCGTCCAATATAAACCCATATTCTGTGACTTCTTGCTCAGTTACAAACTCATACATCTTTCTGGCATCAGGTTCTAAAAAATTACCCCTTTGCATATGCTCATTCACGTAAATAGGAACACGAACACCAGTTAATCTCTCAGCTATCAACTCATTTATGTAACCATCAGCCTGAGAACTAGCCTTCCCTGCGGAAGTAATCAGCTTGTTAAACATGGAAGCAGAGGGTCTACCCAGTCTTGAGGCAAACCACTCGTCACTCCCTTGTTCATGCTCTAGGATTATCACTTCTTAGCCTTTGCCTTCAGTGCCGCTACAGCTTTAGAGTAGTGTACAGCTAACATCTCATCGACTGAGGTTGCTTTGAAGTGCTTTAGAAACACCTTAACATCTACTCCATGCTCTTCGATTAGCCCTTTGATCTCTTTAGCCTGATCGCCAGACACTACAGCACTTTTACTCTGGTTATTCCTAATCATTGCCGACTCAGCATCATCATCCGCTGTTGGAATTCCTGCAATAGACTGCAAAGCGTAACGTCTTGCGTACGTAATGGCGCTTCCTGCCGCTTGTGGATCAGCTTTAGTTGTGGGTAGTGTGTAGGAATGCTCTAAATACTCTCCAGATTCATGCATTAATAAGGTTGATACACCAATTCTACCATCATCATTCGTTGGAAACTGAGTGTATGATAGACCATGATTTGCAAACGGCTCTTTAATTGCCTTAATTACTGAAGTTAGATCAGCATAATCAGACTTAAAGAATGGGTTTTTACTATCCTTAACTGCACCGCCCATTTCTGCTTGTGCTTTGCATAAAGATGCCGCTAGATTTTTAATTGACTCGCTCGTGTTCACTTTACTGCACTCCTACTTGTTGTTCATAGGCATATTGTTGACCATAGCCTTGATAGTATTTATCTGACTCTCCGTCTTCCGCTTCGTGACCATGTATGCAATCGTACTCGCCTCTCTCAAAGTCTGAGAAACTTTCCAACATTAAGTTGATGTAGATGTTGCCATCTTCAGGTGGGTTAGTTCTGTTTGGGTCTTCGTACTGTTTCATGTGTATCTCCTATTGTTGTTTGTCATAGTATAATGGACTAGGGTTAACTAGATGTCAACAAAAGATTGACTATAGAATAAAATTAATTTACAGTTCACGCTCACTACCAAGGAGTTAAAGATGGACATCAACAAATCAATAGATTATTTTTTGTATGAGTTAAGTTTAAATCAAAGTCAGCTTGCTGTTGAGGCAGATTTGGACTTGGCTACCCTAAGTTTAATCAGAAACAATCACCGATCTCCCAGCATGAAGACACTAACCAAACTGGCTAATGCTTGTGAAGTTAAGGTATCAGAGTTCATTGCGGTAGGTGAGTAATGGATAAACCATCCTATTTTGCTATTCTGACTGCTGATGTTCGGTATGACAAGACATTGAAGCCACTGGCTAGATTGTTGTACGCAGAGATTACTGCATTGTGTAACAAGGAAGGCTACTGTTGGTCTAGTAATCAATACTTTGCTGATCTCTATGAGGTAGACCCTAAGACAGTGAGTGGTTGGATAGGACAGCTAAAGACAAAAGGATACATTACAGTACAACTTGAATACAAAGAAGGTACTAAGCAAGTCCTCAAAAGATACATAAGAATTAACGAGGGGGGTATGGATAAAATAATGGATACCCTCCCCATTAAAAAATGTATACCCTCCCCACAAAATGATGGGGACCCTCCCCATAAAATAATGGAGGATAATAAGACAATTAATAATACATTTAATAATACAACTAATAAGGGGACTCGTTTCACTCCTCCCAGTGTTGATGAAGTTAATGATTATTGTAATCAAAGAAACAATTCAGTTGATCCACAAACCTTTATTGATTTCTATCAGGCAAAGGGATGGATGGTAGGCAAGAACAAGATGAAAGATTGGAAGGCTTGCGTGAGAACGTGGGAAACTAACCGCAAACAGAGATCTAAACCCAAACAACAGGGGACAATAAAAGATAGATCTATTGAAGATGCACTAACAGACACATCATGGGCGAATTAATTATGAAACACGATAGCAGAACAATTTTAATTGAGTACAAGGGTAAAAATCCTAAGCTAACATCAGGTACATTCTACAGCAGGGACGAGTTAGCTAAAGCATTTGGCGTGTCTAAAACATTTGTATGCGAACGGCTGAGATACAAGGCAACTGCTAGAGACAGTAACTTTAAGAAAATTAAGCGTGTTCAAACACAGTTTAATGGCAATCAACATCAACAAAAACTGATGACTTTTGTAGGGGATGATGCTCGTTTTAATGCAGGAGAGAAATACACAATTAAAAAATTAGCTGAGATTACTGGTCTCAAACCAAATGCGTTGAGCAAAAGGATAGGTAAGGCTACTACGTTTAGTAACCACCATGTAAGACCAATATCTAAAGCTGTAAATAAAAGCCACTTTCAACCACAGTTAGCGAGTAGCGTATTTGAAAGCCACGCTGAATTTATAAGTGCACAATGGTTAAGAAGGAAACTCTAATGCCTGAAGGTTATACAGTAAAAAACGACAAGTCTTTGGAAGGTTACCTAAAGTTTGCAACTGAACTGTATGAGGAAAAGAAATACGTTACGTTTAATTACAAGCTTGGTAAACCGCGATCACCAAAACAACAAGCGGCACTGGAAGTCTATTTCAAAGAGGCGGCTAGACGTCTAAACGATGCAGGTATCTACCACCAGATGAACGCTAAGTTCATGAAGGGTGACATCGAGATACCGTGGACACAAGAATCATTTAAAACATTTTGGAAGCAGATTCAAAACACCATGTATGACATAGAATCTACTACCGAGATACACTCTGACAAAGTAGCTAAAGTATATGACGCTATCAATCGGGGTTTGGTGGAGCGAACTGGTATACACATACCATTCCCTTCAAAAGACATGACTGAGTAGGAAATAACATGGATATTTTATTAGGAATTGCATGGCTTATACTAATTGGAATGTGTGCAAAAGGTTGGTGGGATATGGTTAGTGATGAACAAAAACTTTGGGAAGAAAGAAAGAAGAAGAACAAACGCTAGGGTATACTCCGTGAAGGGTTCTAGAAGGGCGATTAAAGGGCTTGTAGAGCTTTCTAAGCGCGTTTAGGTAAAAATATGATCTACCCTACAGGGTATGGTAAAATGAGGTTATTTA